TATACTTGTGATGTTGCATTAAAGCAAAGTTAGTTTGAAAGTAATTACCTAAGGTATCATAACCAAATATTATACGAAAAAATTTTGAATGCCTTCTACGACAATCTTTTCTTCATATCCACACTTACCACATTTAAAGTCTAAAGGTTTTGAAATCTTCGGCATGCTGGTAAAAAACTTTTGAATTTTTTCAAGGTCATCTTGTTGTAAGTTGTCCACAAACTCCATCAATTCTTCTTTTGTGGAATCTTTGGCATAATACATCTGATCCGTATCATAAATGAAATCAATACAGCTGACAATAACATCCATAATGGTATCGATAGATTCAGTTTGTAAATTATCAAAGTTTTTTACCATTCCTAAAGTTGGATACTTCATTACAATACCCAACTTGTCACTAATTTCAATCTTATTGTTGTGTTCTGGATCAATAGTTGGTTTGATATCTAAGATGTTTAAATCGAATTTGACTAGGCCACCACAAACTTTATCTTCACCCTTATCATCTTTAACGGTGTTGTTACAGTTGTATTTTAAATTTACAACCTCACCAACAGACCTAGCACGAAGCTGCATGAATAGATGTTCAAGGTCGAATGTTGGCAAATCATCAACATTAATATCCGACAGAATACAATTATTCAATACTTGTTTAACCACATCAACTGTTTCTTTTTCATCAGTTGACTGTGAAGCCATTAGAAAGAGCTTCTGTTCTTTTACAAGAAACGGTCTGTATTTTACTTTTTTGCCTGATGAAATTAAAGTTGTTTCATAGGTTGGCACATCAATTTTTGGTAACGCCATTTTATATCCTCATGTTATAATTAAAAAATTGTCCCTGCAAGCGGAGCAACTATAGAATTGCTAATAGATTGTCCCGCCTTGTCAAAGAATTTGGCAGCTTTAACTCCAAACAAAGCAGCAGCTGCCGCAGCAATGTCATAACTTCCAGAATATACCACACGGTATTTTTGGAAAGTAAATTGTACAGACACTCGGTGAAAACCTTCTTCACTCCAAGATAAAGGTTGAGATGCAATTGCAATTGGAAAGGCATCTCTTAATTCTATGACAAATATCTTTTTGATAAAGTCATCATACTGGACAATTTGAATATTTGTCATGTACCTTGTTTCTTCATCTTTTGAATAACGCAAGTTATTTGTATCTGTTGGCATAATTGCTTCCATCCAACGTTCAAACAATTTACGCTCATAGAATTCGTTTGTACACACAAATGTTAATGTTGTTTCTTGGTATTGTGTTTGGTATGGTACTTTAAAACTAGGACCATATATTTTAACATCTTGTGTTAAGATTGATTTTCCAGGCAATTCGGCCGATTCACATTGTAACGCCAAATATCTGGAGATGGCTGGATTGGAAGTTCTAGTTTCTTCTCTCCCACCACCAGTAATACTATTGATATCAGCTGTAATATCTGCAATGATATTATTTGGTATATTAAAAAACTTTTCTAAAGCTGATGATTCAATAAAACTATTGATGTAAGTTGGAATAGGAAGAATGACTTCATATCGACTTGGCCTGGCCAGTCCATCTTTTGCTTTAATGTTTGATAGAAATAATTGTGGTGAGAATGACATTAAAATTGTTCCTGAGATTCGGCATGAACTTTACCTGCTGATGCACCAACGAAACTTTCCATTGGTAGTAACGCAGCTATGTCCCATTCGTCAGCAGATATTTCTAAAAACCTTGATTGCACCTGACTAAAGAGATATCGTTTAATACATGGCTGTGCTTCGAATATTTTAGAAGCGGAAGCCAAAGCGGCATAACTCAATCTCAACTTTGTAGTCTTATCGAATTTGTTATTGCTTGCATAATCACTTAACTTATCCAATAAAACGATTCGTTGCTTTGGGTGAATGTAGTGTAGATTCAACCCTAAAAATCCGTCATTGTATTGTTCTATTGGTAGTACCAATGGGAACCGGTCGTAGTATGGCATCGAATCTTTTGTCTTGGGGTCATAGAAGTAAAAATACATCTTGCCGATTATGGTCGAATCACGTAGACGGGTTCTATCCTGTAGTAACGCTTGGCGACTTGGTTTCAACTGAGATACCTTAGATTGTAGCCATGCCCGTGCTTGGTTTGTTCTTGGAGTCAAACCTTGTTTTCTTAACGATTGATTTATTCTGTCTAGTAAATACGCCATGTTCTATTTATGTCAAAGACCAAGTTCTTTTTCTGTGATAACTTTAAACTGCCATCCATGTTCTCTACAGAAAAGGTCTGCAGCTCGCCACTTCTCCTGATTGATAGCATAGGTTGCAGCCTCTTGAATGAATCTTTTAGTCTTGCGTTTTTGTACTGGCATCTTGGTCTGAGCCAATGGTTTGACCTCTAATATATAAGTGGTGACCTTACCATCTTTAAGACGCATTTTTACAATAAAGTCTGGAAAATATCTGTGTGTTCTATTGTCCACGGGAGACACGTATGGTATTGGAAGTTCTTCGGATGCCCACCAGATAACATTCGGGTGGTCATCAAAATACTTCATAACCCGCAATTCCCAATTGGAACGGTATATGATATTTTTTGAATTCCCGTTGTACTTGGATGGGTTCTTGGGTAAAAAAGTTCCTTTATATGACATAAATAGTATCTAGGCAACCAAAAGGCAGACAATGGCATTTTTCTCACTTACAGATATAAAATATATTCCTGGTCAGAATAGGAATTTTGAAGTCAATTCCGACCAATTTAATATAGACAATAAACGCTATCCTATTGATATTGGATCAACGGATAAAGGCCATTATATGATGTTCTTTATCAATGTGCAAGAAAGAACACAAGTGGGTGGTTATAATTATGACGATACGGCTACAGCAAAAATATTGGAAAATACTAGCGGATCACAGAATGCGATTACTGGAGCTCAAGAAATAGTTACAAATGTGTTGGATTTTGTGGCAGAAAGAAATGCTATACAAGATGAAAGTCTAACTAGATACGAAGGTAGTTATGATGGCTCTGCCTCTGATGACGGAACAACGGCTGGTATTTTGGATGAAATCAATTCAAAGAATACACTTTTTAAAGCCGGTCAGTATGCTAAATCTATAAAAGAATCAGACCTTTTAAAAAGAGGAAACTTTTTTAGAACTGTAAAAAGAACGAAAGACACCATTGCCTTGTATATGCCAGATACATTGGCATTTGATTACAATCAATCATATAGTGATGTAAGTGTAGCTTCTGGATTAGGGATTGCTGGTGCTGGCTTACAAGCTGGTGCTTCTCTTATGAATGCAGGTAAAAAAGGTGGTGATGCTATACAAAAAAATATGGCTCCATTTGTTGCTGAAGCTACGGCTGGTTTTGGTTCAAAGTTTGGTCTGGATAAAAATGTTTTATTCACAGCACTTTCTGCCGCAACAGGTGGTGCTTTAGCAGTTAACCCACAACTAGAGTTGATATATCAATCACCATCTTTTAGAAATTTCAGATTTCAATTCATGTTTTATCCAAGAAGCAGAAAAGAAGCTGAACAAGTTTTAAGTATTATTGATATGTTCACATTTCACCAAGCACCAGAAGTTTTAACTTCATCATTCGGAAGATACTTGGTTCCTCCATCTGAGTTTGATATTAAATTTTATTATAATGGCCAAGAAAATCCAAATATACCTAAAGTTTCCACTTGTGTATTGACTGGAGTTTCAATTGATTATGCACCAAATGGTTTTGCTTCTTATGAAACACTATTGAATTCACCTGAACGTGGTGGAACTGGTATGCCTGTTGCTATACGTATGGACTTATCGTTTAAAGAAACAGAAATTATCACTAAACAATTCTTATCAGGTGAGCAAGTTAAGTATAAGTCACCATTCAGAGGTGATGAAGCAATTAATGGTTTGGATTTTGGTAACGAAAGAAGTGGTGAACTTAGAACACAGGCCGAGATTGATGCATCTAATGATTTGGGTGATTGGAATGAAACAGGTATAACCTTTGAAACTACTGCTACATCCGATACAGAATTTGATTTAGCTAATGGCGATTGGGGTACAGAAGACACAACTGGAATTGATGAGTCTGGTAGTGGTGGTTCCATAGGAGGTGCATAATATGGCAAAATATTTTAATTTCTTTCCTAAAACATCTTACTATAAAAGTAAAGATTCAACTTCTTTAGATATTGTTACTAACATCACTTCAAGGTTTAACTTTGATGATAGGTTGAAACAGAATGCTTCTACGTATTACAAATATAAAATAAAAGATGGTGATACGCCTGAAATTTTAGCATCTAAAATTTATGGTTCTCCAGAAAAACACTGGATCATTTTGGCAATGAATAATATTGTAGACCCACTTTATGAATGGCCTTTAGGTCAAAGAACAATTGGCAAATTCATTGAGGCAAAGTATTCATCGTCATCATATGCTAATACTGCATACACTGGTGTAACTGGTTTAGAATGGGCAACAAATAATACTCAAGCATACTATAAAGTAGAAAAAAGAACTGATACTTCAACAGGCCTGTATAGAGAAGATAGAATTAGACTTGATGCTAACACATATGCTAATGTGGTTATATCTGATACAAATTATACTTTAGAAGATGGAACTCCACTAAGAATTGTAGTTTCAAAAGAAACAAAAACTTACTATGAATATGAAAATGAATTGAACGAAAACAAAAGAAATATAACCATTTTAAAACCTGAATTTGTAATTGACATTGAAGCAGAATTTATAAATGTGATGAAAGATTCCATATGAGTGATTTTAGTCTAAAGCAACCTACAGACTTTAGAATTAACGAACTGACTCTTGTTACCAAAGGCGGTAAAATTGAGTTGCGAGAGATTTTTGAAGAAATTAACATATATGAAAGTATGTTAACTCCTTGTATTTCTGGTGATATTATTATCAATGATGCCATTGGTCTATCTTCAAAATTGTTAATTGATGGTACTGAAATTATTCTAATAGATATAGACAAAGGTGAAGGCCTTTTTAGGTTGAAAAGAGCCTTTAGGGTATACAAACAAACAGACAGAAGAAATATAAATCAAACAAGTGAATCATATGTTTTAAAATTTGCTTCGGAAGAAATCATTTTATCTGAGCAACAATTGATAACAGAATGCTATAAAGGCACTTATACCGATACGGTCAGAAAAATATTAACTAATAAATTAAAAGTTCCTGTTTCGAATTTTGTACCAAAGAATTTTGAAAAGTCCTATGGTGCAATTGACGTAATTATACCAGGTTTAAAACCATTTGACGCTTTGAACTGGTGTTCTAAACGAGCCATTGATTCTAAAGGTCAACCAACTTTTATGTTTTTTGAGAATGTGGAAGGTTATAACTTTACAACGCTGTCAAAGATTATGCAACAACCTTCAATTTTCAATGTAAACTTTGACATTAAAAACTTGCAAGGCGATGATATTAAAACTGAATTGCTTGGTGCAAGAGCAATGGAAGTTATGACACAATTTGATTTTATTAAGAGTACACAAGCTGGTGTTTTTGCAGGAACATTTGTAGGCATTGATCCTTTAACAAGACAAATAATAACTCAAAAGAAAAGTTTTGATGATGTGTTTGCAACGACCAAACATGGTAATCAAAATCCAAATTTGCCTATTGAAACAAACAAATTAGGTAAAACAAATTATCAAATGACAGATTCTCGGATAGTATACTACTTGACAACAGGCCAAAGACTACAATCAGAATACATTAAAGCAAATGAACCTGGTTCAATACAAGTTGATGACGTGCCTCACAAATATACATATGCAAGAAAAGCATTGTTACAAAATTTTACATCACAAAGATTAAAAATAGTTTTACCTGGAAACTTTTTGGTATCTCCAG